CAACATCTGCACATGATGAAACAACTAATGGAATAACATTAGCTTGGGCTTTAGAATTAATGGAAAAGTTCGGCAACAATGAAGTTCCTGATGATGGTAAAAGATTCTGTGTTATTGGTTGGGAACAATGGTCTCAGCTTATGGCACTAGATCAATTTTCAAGAGCAGAATATGTTGGAGAAAACGATCTTCCTTTTCCTAGTGGCATGACTGCTAAGAGATGGTTAGGTTTTATGTGGTTTCCACATTCTGGTCTAACTGGTAAGAACGGATCAGGTGCTGCAGGAACAACTCATAAAGAGTGTTACGCATACCATAGTGATGCCATTGCTCATGCAATCGGTGCTGATATAACCTCAAATATGCAATATCACAACGATAAGGACAGTTACTTTGTATTAAACAAAATGCAACAGAACTCAGTCTTGATCGATGCTGAAGGTGTATTTGAACTAGAACTTAAGAATTAGGAGGTAGACATGGCGTTTGTACAAGCAGATTTAAGTTTAGTTTCTTATTCAGGTAATGGTTTCCATATTTGGCATTACACAACAACAGATGCATCTACAGTTGTAGATGGTGTTGGTTACTTTAATAACATGGCTAATGAAATGAACATTGGCGATGTAATTTTTGCTAACACTGCCACTGGTGGAACTCCAGTATATGGTATGTTTGTTATTAGTGCTAATAACGGATCAGTTGTTGATGCGAATAACATCACAACCCTAAGTGCTTCGGATAGTGACTAATGGCTAAGAAGCCAACAAAAACTAAGGTNGAGGTGGCTGTAAANGCTACCTCTCCTTCCACTGGTTACAAAGTAACTTTCGGTTCAAAAGTAAAACTAGGAGGCAAAGTTAATGCCAACAGCAAGTGATGGTAAAAAATTCCCATATACACCTGACGGAATAAAGGCTCATGCAAGATATGAAGCTAAACTTAAACGTAACAATAAAACTATGGGCAACAAAAAAGATGTTAATGACTCTGACAGAACAGAGAGTCCCTATAACAAATTAAATTCAAGAAATGCACCTAACACATAGAGGTTAATATGTACGCTAAAATGAGAAAGAAAAATAACGTAAGTGGCAAGTCATACGCTAATGATGCTCAAGAATCTCAAGATAGCAAAAAAAATGACATGAATTATTTTAGAAAAGCTAATGCTAAAAACAGAAGAACTCACCCTTATAATGATATGTCAACTCCTGAAAGGGTTGCCAATATGATTATAGGTGTAGGTCATGGTTTAGGCAAAAAACTTATGCAATCTAAAAATATTAAAACAATGGGCAAGAATCTTTATAAGACCAAGCCAAAACCTAATGAAATTATGTACGATAAGAAGAAGGGTTTTTATTAATATGAGTGGAAAAGGATTAACACCCCCAACTAAAAAGCTGGTTAGAAAAGTTTTAGATAGATCAACTATTAGACAAACTAGAGATATGAATACAGATTTTAAAAATATTATGTCTGAAAACAGCAATCCTAAACAAGCATATTATAGTAGAAAATCTTACGTAACAGAGCAAAGATTATACAATAATAAACGTGTAAAAATGAACCCTGTGCAAAAACAAGATAGGCAATTTAAATTAGCAATGAAAACTATAAGCAAAGACTTAGTCAAAGAAGCTAGTGCAAATGTTGGTAAATCTCTTTTAAATAAAACTATGGGAAATATAAAGAAATTTTCTCCAGCAGGTTTAGTTGCTTCTATTATGAAACCTAAGAAAGTTGGCGATGCTACTCTTAATGGTAACAAAGGTGAGTATAGGAAAGTTAAGTAATGCCAAATACTGCCAAGACCGATATTGAAGTAGCACAAAGAGCAATGGTCTTAGTGGGCATGGAGCCTTTGTCCTCTTTTACAGAAGCTACAGATGAAGCATTGGTTATGAATACAACATATGAAGATATGGTTGAAGATTGCCTTGCACAGAATAACTGGAACTTTGCCACAGGTCAGATTGTTTTATCTAGACTAGCTGATAATCCTATAGATAGATGGGATTCAGCATATGCAATGCCTACTGAACCTGCCGTTATACAAGTACAGACTATTACAATATCAGATATAGTTCAGGTTTATGATATATATGAAAAATACATATACATAAATGCTAGTGCAGACGATACAGTTGTATTGAATTACATATACAGAGTTGACACTCAATATTGGACACCAGCTTTTACTTTATGGGTCATATATCGACTTGCATCAGTTTTGGCTTTGTCAGTTACACGAAAGGCAGATATTGCCAAATCATATAGAGAAATGGCAGACCTACAATTTCGTAGAGCCAAGGCAAGAGATGCACAACAAGTGACAACACAACAAGTATCTTTGAGCCGTTATCATCAGATAAGAAATGGATCTGGTCTATTTGTAAAGATTAATGGGTCAGAAAGTTGAATGAATGGCATTACTAAGACAATTTACGACCAATTTTTCATCAGGGGAGTTATCCCCTCTTTTATCATCTAGGGTAGATGCAGATGCTTATAGAAATGGAGCTCACAGACTCCGTAACGTAAGGTTAAAGGCTCAGGGTGGTTGCACTAGGAGACCTGGACTTAGATACCTTCAGACAGTCGCAAATGAGTCTTATCAGACCGAAGCTTACGTGTATGATGAAGATGAAGCCTATTTATTATTATTTAGTAATACAAAACTAAGAATTGTAGATATTTCTAATCCAACGGCAATGTTACAGACAATAACAAGTTGTCCGTGGGCTACGGCTCAAATTGGATCGTTAGTTGTAAGCCAAAGTGGTGATACAATGTTTGTGACACACCCTGATATGGCTATGCAGAAGATAACTAGAACCAGTTCGACAAACTTTGCTATATCTGCTTATGCCTTTGATGAATCTGCTGGTCTTGGCTTTCAACCTTATTATAAGTTTGCAGCAAGTGCTACGACCATAACACCAAGTGGAACTAGTGGGTCAGTAACATTAACGGCTAGTGCAAATGCTTTTACATCAGCTTATGTAGGGTTTTATATACGTCTTGTTGATTCAGCTTCATTAGTACGTCATGCTAAGATAACTGGTTATACAAATGCCACAACAGTAACGGCTACTTTGTCAGGTGCAATAGCAAACACAAGTGCCATAACAGAGTGGCAAGAACCAGTGTTTTCAAGCATACGTGGATTTGCTAGAACAGTTACATTCCACGATCAAAGATTAATATTTGGTGGTAGTCGTGATCTGCCTAACTTTCTGTTCATGTCAAAGATTGGAGAGTTTACAAACTTTGATGTTGGTACTGGTGCAGACGATAACTCTATACAGATACAAATAGCTGAAGCACAAGTATCTGAAATTAAAGCCATGAAGTCATTTAGATTCTTAACTATATACACTTCAGAGCAAGAATTATACATTCCTACATCTGAGAATAAGCCGTTAACCCCTTCTACTATAACAGTAAAAAAGCAAACTAGTTTTGGATCAGGTACAGTTCAGCCACAAGAGTTTGATGGTGCAGTTGTGTTTCTGACAAAATCAAAAGGTGCTATTCGTGAATTTATATTCTCTGATATATCACAAGCTTACAACTCAGATTCAATAACATTATTATCAGAGCATATAATTGGAACACCTATAGCTATTGAAGCTCAACGTGAATCTTCAGACCAAATGGAAGGTTATTTATACTTACTTAATTCAGATGGTCATATGCCCGTATTTATGTCTATTAGAAAAGAAAAAGTACAAGGGTGGGTAAGATACGATACCACTGGCAATTTTAAGAATATTACGAATGTAAACAGACAGATATACACAGTTGTTGAACGTACAATTAATAGTGCCACAGTTACATCAATAGAGTTGTTTCAGAATAGTTATTATACAGATATGGCATCTCAGCAAACTGCAAGTGCAACGGCTACATGGACTGTTGCTCATTTACCTAATACTGCCGTTCAAGTTAGATCAGGTAATTATTCCCTGGGAACATTCACTACAAATGGCAGTGGTGTTGTTACACTAGATCAAGCCGTAACTTCAGTGGAAATAGGCTTGGCTTACACACCTGAAATAACAACCTTACCTCCTGAAATGCAGTTACCAGATGGTGTAAGTGTTGGTCAAACGTAGAATAGTCAGAGCCGTACTTGATTTAGTATCGACACTTAATGTGAAAGCTGGAGGTACACGAATTCTGTTAAGAAATGTAACAGATGATTTTTCATTAGAGCCAACTGCTCTAACACAAAGAAAAGAGGTGTATCTTCTTGGTTGGTCTAAAGAAGGCAGAATAACGATAACACAAGAGGAACCATTACCTATGACGTTGAATGGAATTTTACTAGAGGTGGAAGTCTAATGGGTACAGCAACTATGGCAATCGTATCGGCTGGTATGGCATTGAAACAAGGTCAAATGGCGAAACAAGCTTATGCTAATGATGCTCAAGCTTCTATAGAAAATGCAGAACAAGTTGAAATGAAAGCTCAACAAGATGAAATTGCAAGAAAAAACCAGTTAAATGAAAATCTGTCTTCAATGAACAGTATGTTTGCTGGTGGTGGAGTGTCAGTTTCTGGTGGCTCTGTAAAGAATATACGTAGAAATGAAATGAAACTTGCTAAAGCAGATGTCAAAACAATTCAATATATGGGGTCATCGCAAAGTAGACAATTTAAATTAGGTGCTAAATCTAAGAAATTACAAGGTAAAGCTGCACAACTAGGTTCATATGCAAAAGCTGGTGGATCTATAGGTGGAGTTGATAATTTTGGTAAAACTTTAAAAAGTGAGTGGAGTTAATGGCATTTAAAAGAACGACACAAAGACAATCTTTTGTTAAGCCAGTCCAAAATGCACCTTCTAGTGGTGACATGGCTATGTCAAATATGTTTGGCGAAGTTTCTAATTTATTTGGAAATCTAAGCCAACAACAACAAGTAAAAGATAAAAAAGAATTTGCTAACGATGAATTGTGGAGAGCATATAAAGAAGCTCCTGTGGCTACAACTAGTAAAGACGGAGTTTTGTCACCAGCATTTACTGGGTCTTTGATTGATTATGCTAAAAACTTTAGTACAGTTCCAGGTGCAAGTAATGCTTTTTTTAAGATGATCTCAAGCACTGTTACTTCTCAAATTACAAATGACATAACGGCTAAAGCCAAAGATATATTTACTAATGCTCCATATGATAAAAAAGGTTTGCAAGAATTAGAAGTTCATGTAAATGGCGTTAAAAGTGTTTGGCAAGACAGCCCTTCAATACAATCGGCTATTGCTAATCAGTACGATTTATCTAAAAAGACTTTGGAAACAAATATTAACAATAACATTGCTGATAGAGCCTTTGATCAAAACAAACAAGAATCTGTAAAATCTATTACCATTGCTTCAGAACAATTAAACAATTTGGCTTATCATAATAAAACTGCAAAAAATGATGATACGGCAAAAGCATTAGCTAAAAAACTTAGTGAAGAATTATTAGTTCTAAGATCAAATCCTAAGATAAAATCTGGTGAAATTGAAAAAATAGAAGCTGAATTAATGAGTGGCTTTACTGACAGTTACTACAGAGGTGTTGCAGATAAATTATATATTGATGCAGAAACTGATGATAAAGAAGGTACAACTGGTCTAGACGCTTTAAATAAACTTAAAGTTGAAATGAATAATTACGATGGTAAAGAACCTTTACCTTTTGGTATGACTAAAGATGGTGTTCTTGCATCTATACAAAAAGTTATTAATGAACGTCTTAATATGTCTAATATGAGTTATACTCAAGATAAAAGACAAGACGCAACTACTGTCGGTAAATATGCAGATATAATCGCAAAAACCTCTGATCAAAATAAGTTGGAATTACTTGAAAAAGAAATACTTAGAACCAAGTTTAACTTCTCAGGTAATACTGGTGCTTTGCTTAAAAGCATTAAAGTTAGAAAAGGCGAAATAATTACTGATGATAATTTTGTAGATAAAAGTGTAATAGATCAATTTAACACAGACTTACAATTAATAGCTTTAGGCAAAAAAGCTAAACATTCTACATATGAGAAAATGTTAAAGATGTATAATGATAACGAATTGCCTATTGGTATTGGTCCTAAATTTGTTCAAGCAGATGACAAACGAAATAAAATTAGAAGCAAAAGAAGTATTTTAGATACTGAGGTATTAGTTGAAGAAAAATTTAATAATATAAGTGAGCATAATACTCCAGAAAAGATGGAGAAAATTATTAAAGAAATGTCAGTTGATTTACCTTCAGAAACCAACAAAGATTTAATAATTGCGTCACAAAATAAATTAAGAACAAAGTTAAAAACATACACAGTTAATTACGAAAAATTAATACAGAAGAAAAATAAACTTCTTAACATAAAAGGTAATATTAATACTGGAAGTGTATTAGAATCTTCTGATGTTGAAATGTTATTTGATGAATGGACTAATGAAGAAGGAATAGATTTTGGTACAGATGAAGGTATAGATTCTTTTTTAGGATTTGTATTAAAGTACAAACATTTTCCATCTGTAGCATCTACAAAATTTAATGGTATTTTATTATCAGGTAATACAGAAGAAATAATCAAAGTTGAAAAGATGATAATGGCTTCTCATAGAATGTTAACTATAGGAGATGGTGCATTAAGTCCTAGAGCTGCAAAAGAAAGAATTTTTACACAATTAAAAAGTGG